ATGTAAAATCTGATAATTTAATTTTGAATATTTTGGGTGGGTTTTTAACTTGAGCAAAATACGCATAACCATTAGGAACGTCTATAATCGCATCTCTAATCCATCCCGCATCATCATCTGTTTGTATATGACTTGTCTTTGTAAAAGTATCCAAATTAATCTTAACTATTCTTTCTGGCGTTCCTCCGCTTGTGGCATTTGCTACGTATAAAGCCCTACCATAAGAATCAATAACACTTGCTTGCATCTCATTATCATTTGTTCCAAGGGTTAAACTCGTATAAGATAAATCAGATTTCTTAAATTTAATAATTTTTGATGGGGAATCATAGGTTAAAGCATATATATAATCAGTGGTTAAATCATAATTTAAACCATATATATACGGGTAAGTGGCCCACAAAAGCGTTACCGTGTTAGCTATCGTAAAAGTGCTAAGATTTACTTGAAATAAATAAGAGGCAACGGCAGTGGTATAGGCAGTAAAATATAAAAAACCGTTGCTTTGATCCAAATAGCAGCGTCCCATCCCAATAAGTGTTCCCAATGGATTTACAATGGATGATACTACTGAAAGATTAGATAGTCTTATTTTTGTAATAAGTGGATTCCCATTAATAGCTGCTGTTATGGCATAGATAAAACCATTGGTTCTATCTATAGCAGTCATTGCACCTATACTTACTGCACCAGTTATCGCTGCGCTTGTGATACGTGCAAAGGTACTAAGTTGAAATTTAATTAGGAGAGGAGGCCAAACATCATGTTCGCAGAAATATGCAAAATCACCATCCTTAATACCACTTGCCCATGTGGTATAGGCTTCTCCTGCATTCATTGTAAGACTATCAACATAGGCAAATGTGTCTAAATTAATTCTATCTACTTTTGCAGGATCATCATCCTGTATAAAATAAGCATACTGTGTCATTAAACATCACCCAAATCATATAATCTCGATGTCGTTAAACCAGTATTATAACATCGAACCATGATATGACTCTCAACCGGTTGATCCTTTCTGAAATGAAATCCTGCTCTTGGTTTAAAATATACAGAATCAACAATAGTATTGTTTATTTTAGTCATACCAGCAACGGATTTTGGAGTCGCTTTCCCATATCTCATATTCTTCAATACTTGGAAATCGCCTTCTCCAAGTTCTGTCCCATCAACCGATGTTCTTAATCTTCCCGACAAAGGGATATTGACATATTGATTTGGTCTATCTTCCGATCTTCCTTGAGGTGCCATTATTTAAATGTTCGACTCCTTTGTGCTCTTTTTATAAAATTGACTCCAAATCCCCTTCGTTCAGTACCAGCATTTAGGGTTCTCGCTGCCATTCTAACTCCAGTATCCCATGCACGATACAATGTATCCCCGAATTGTGGCTCTCTGTCTCTGTATTTATATTTCCATGCTGCATAGGAAACTATAAAAGGAGACCAATCATCAGGGAAATTATATCTCCTAAAATTTGAATAAACAGGAGTTGGCTTTTGAACATAATAGACAGTCATTACATGACCAGCGGTTTTAGGAGGAGGATCAAGAACAAGATAAAATCTTTGTTGGGGATGAACACGATAACCATCTCCGGTACTAATAAAATCCCAATCATTTTCTGTTCCGTCAAAAAGGGCAGTAACAAGAGCAGTATTAGATGTTTTGGATACTACTATACCGTTACTTAAATCTGTGGTATTGTGGACTATATCTCCAACAAAAGCATTGGTGAATGTAGCACCACTATCTGTTAAGGTGCATTCCCCATTCGCCAACGCTCCAGAAGAAGTAACCGTCCCCGTATATGCTACTATCTGCGGTGCGGGAATAATTGCAAAAGAAGAGGGAATACTGACAACAGCCGTTTGATTCCCCAATATGATAGAGTCATAAGATTCTTGATAGATCCAATGGTAACTTGCACCATCGTAATATTTAATGAATTTTTTATTACTATCATCAGTTAGATACAAATCAAGAAAATCCCCATTGAGATAATATGGAGTCTGACTCGCAACAGTAGTGATGGATTGAGTAGTTACTGGGATTCTAACTCTTTTGGAAGTGGTACAGACAGCATCATAGAGATAATCATAACTTGATTTAGTATCCAACCAAGTAGAATCCGAAGTTTCGGATAATATCTGACGAAGTTGTCTTAAAAGGGTTGTACCATCCATTAATCCCTCCTTACGGTTTTCTTAATTCTTCTGTATTAGACATTTCTCCTAATGCTTTACTTGCTATTTTCCATATCTTTTCTGCACCTTTACGTGAAACCTTACCATCTATAACCTTAACCTCACATTCTTTAGCTAATTCTTTTTCTACTTCTGTTTTTATTTCAATGACTGGTTCACTTAATCTTCTGGCCTCTTCGTGAGCATCAGCAAGACCCTTTTCCATTTGTGATCTTGTAAACATCCCGTCTTTTATTCTTTGGCCAAGATCTTTCCTAATTTTTGATAAATCATCTTTTTCGGTAGCAGTGAATTTAGCCTTAGACTTTTCAATTTCTTCAAGTCTCTCTTTCTCCTGTTTTAACCTCTCTCTTGTGATTCCCTTTTCACTTAAAGGAATGAGATCCGACTCCAACTGGTATTCCTTGTGCCTAATACTCTCTCTTAATTCATCAATATGAGTTTCGTAATACCACGCTGGATATTGAGATTTAACCTTCCCATCTTTCGTCTTGTCGACGTCTCCAAAGATTTTCATAAATCCTCCTTCATTTGAATTTTTTAAATTACATCATTTAAATAATTGCAATTTCTTCCCAAACATACTCACAGAATAAACCACTTGCTCCAGTTGCAACTCCTGTCTGAATTGATATTGCTGTTCCAGGAGAAACGATAACAGAACCATCAAAATATCTACCCATAGGGACGGTTTGTATCTGGACAGTAACCGCACCAGTTTGTAAAGTACCTAAAAGTGCAATTGCAACGGGTGCTGCGGGAAGTGTAGCAGCAAGAAGCGGAGTTAGGGTAGGTGACTTACCTCCAAGTAAACAATTCCTCATTGTAGTGCTTAATGTGCCAGTAACCGCAGCAGATTGAGTGACTGTATTGGCAGCCAACCAAACCGCACCACAGGTTGCAGCAGCAACCGTAATTACACAACCTGCATATACCAGAATGCCGTTAATTCCACTACCCAGGGGATTATAAAGAGTTAGGACTGGCGTAGTGGCACTTAATCCCGCTTGAGATGTAACTCCGGCTTGACTACAAACAATAAACATATTTCCTTTGAGAACTGCCTCAACATAAAGTGCATGGGCAGCCACCATTGTCAATGCACCCGTACCATCCAAACGCAACGGATTAACTGTCCCATCAGCAGCACTAATCAAACCTGTTCTTCCTTCTGATAACATTTTACATCCCTCCTTTTAATTAACGATTTTCGTATCCTCTAATACCAGAACTATGCCGTTCATTAGCCAACATATCCTGGATATTATGCTCTTCTTGTTTAACAAGAAGGTCTTCATACGTATGACTCAAATTTGTTAAATACGCTTTATATAAAACATCACCTTCTGCCTCTGTTAAATAATTGGGATGAGGATTTGTTTCAGCCTCATGGGAACTTACCTCTGCAATTATAAGACGAGATACATTTAGTTCTTCCTTAACTACCTTTGGCTTAACATATCCTATTTTTCCCGTAGCACTACTTTGAGTCATATCTGTTTATTTAATCTCATGGTTCGGATGACTGGCGAGAAAAGAAATATCAATCTCGCCAGTACATCCGTATTGCTTTTACGCCTGACTCTGAATAACATCTAATCCAACACCACCCTGACAACCTACACAAGTCATCGTACCCACGGGCAACTTGACCTTACCGGTACTATTGGCAAGGGTAGCTACAAGGTCATTAAATTGACACCTTGCGATTATCCCTTGGTTACCTGTTCCACAAGATATAAAACTCGTAGCTATATCAAAAGTACAATCGGTAATGCTTATATCCTTATGCCCACCAGCCCGAATGGTAATATGTTCCGCAATAGCAGCACCGTTGTTTGATTTGAAGTTACAATACTCTATCGTATGACCATTGCTTGGAAGAACATTATCTTGAATATAAACACCTTTTTCGCACATTTGAAACGTGCAATTACTGATTACAACACCATATCCACCAACCATCTGAATTCCACCGTAAGTAGCACTCCCGTTTTTAATCATACAGTTGACGATATGTGTTCCAACCGAACCTGCCTTAGTGTCGTATGCCGTTCCCACAACCGGAACTTCTCCATCAAGCAAAATACCATACGTGCCACTATTTCTTGTACAGTTAAACTGCAAATTCTCTAAGTGAACATTGGAAGCATTTACCTGTAAAAGAACAGTAGCAGTAGCATTTTTTATTTTGGGGCCTCCGTATGGCATTTTTAACCCATTAGCAGTAACGCCAATAAGCTTCAAACCATGTAAAGCAAATGGAATGGTTAAATCTTCAATATACTGATTTGGATCTGACACATCACCAGTTGGAGCTAATTGCTTTATATAGATGGTATCGTATGCACTGGCAGAATTTATGGCATACTGAATTGTTTTGAAAGGTGTATCCATACTACTACCATTACCACCATCATCACTCCCGTTGTCACCATCTACATACCAAATCTTTGTGCCAAACCAACCTTCAAAAGAATTATTACCACCAAGATTAGGTGTTGCTAAAACTCCATGAGGAAAGTGAGTCAGTGACATAATTTTTCTCCTTTTTTGTAGGATACCATCCCTATCTCATGACCGTACCAAGAGAATTTCACTCTTGCTTACCCAGTAGCTAAAGAATCATCCCTCATCAGGATTTCATCTTCCTTTTGATTAATTTTTCTTCTTACTTCCTTAATAGAACTTACTAAATATATTCTTTTATCCATATTTTCCTTTGGAACTTTTTTACCAGACCATCCAATAAGAGATTGAAATTCTATTCCAATTCTGGCCTGTTCTTTTTTTGTAATTAAATATGGATAAATACTTTGTAAGAAATTAACAGCTTTTTTAGATTCCATTCTGAGAGTATGAGGATGTTTTAAATCATATCTTTTTACTAACCGACCTCCAAATCTATAATAAATAAAGTTAAGAACAGATAAATCATTATTAGAAACTTCTATTGTCATCTCAGAACATATCTGTCCTTTTTGTTCACCAGATTTTTTGGTAAATACTTTTAGATTCACACATCCCTCACCATCAAAGAATCCAGCAATATAAGCAAGTTCTATCTCAGTCATAACTTCCTCTACTTCAGAATTCCCTACGGATGGAATGACCAAAGATCATCCCACCCGTAAGTTATTGAAATCATTAACTTACCGAATGACCAAAAATAAATCTCCAGTCCAGAAATCCATAACCGATTCTGAAATACGTAGAGTGTTTAATCATGTAGGTTTCAAAATCAATCGTATTTTGAAACTCCGCCTTGATTCGATCAATCCATACTAAGAATCTTTTCATAAGTTTTGAATCGACCATACGCTTTTGTTATCGCAATTGCATTTAAGCAACTGCTTCTATATCTTTCGATATAGGCCAGACTATCTCATCCCTTTCGGGGGCCGCACTCGTGTCTGATTTATTGGTTTGTGTATCCTCATCAGTTAGTCGTTGAACCTTCCGTCCTACAAAAACTACCACATTTGAACGGTTTGGCTGCGGATTGCCATGTGCTAAAATAGCATTTAGGGTTTCCCGCAATTCACGGCCTTTGCTACTATTGCTATGAAAAACATCATGACATTTTGAGCAAATTGGACATACATTGGATTCATCTTTAATTCTATCATTATTATCTTTACGTGATTCTATATGATGAAGTTCCAACTTATTATTTGATCCACAAATTATACAGACCGCACTTTTTAATAATTTTGCTCTCCATGTTCTATATGAAGTATGCGCCAATAACTGAACTCTGTTATTCCAAGAACCACCTCTCCAATTTTTTGCCTCTTCCCCAACCCATTCTTTTGCTTGCCATTCCCCTCGGCACTTCATATTACAAAAATGACTTGGAGAACGAATAAATTCATAAGGCCATTTAAAAATTGGTTTTCCACAATTTGCACATGTAGTATTGGGAGATTTAATTTTTAAACTAAATTTCCCGTAACAAGCAGAAGAACAAAACATGTTCTTTTTAATATTACAGAGGTGGCGTTTAATTTCTTTACCACATGTTTCACAAATTATAGTTATTGGTTTTCTTCTTTTCATAACAATATAGGGTCTATTCCTTCAACATACATAAGTAGTTGAATTCATTAACCAATTATTTGTGTCGATATCATCTAATCTCAAGTATGGAATGACATTAAACCTACGATAGTTGATTTCTACCTTATGTTCGGCAGAAGTGCTGTCTAACATAGAAGTAGCACCAGTAGGAGTATTCCCTACGATTTCATAAGCGGTATCAGCAAGATTGTCAGGTACGATTAATGTATCTGGTTCAATGACAATTCGTTCAGAAATATCATTTCTGAATTTCCTCATCAGAATACGAGTCGCACTAACAGCAGTTTTTGACAATGCAGAAGTTCCAGCATTATCAAAACCAACGGATGTGCTTGTACCAGATTTAGTCGTATGAGAATCGTTGCAAAGACATAATCCTTCCTCTGAAGTCATAAAATCAAAGGCGGAGGAAAACGCATACTGAAAAGACCTTGCACCATATTTCTCTCGTACCCTTGCCGCTGATTCTCCCAACATCCCAGCACGATCATCAAGAACCGCATACTTCTTATCATCAATTAGTTTTCTCTGGAACATTACACCACCTGCAAATTCCTTGGGTTCAATTTTCACATGGAACCCAGGAGCAGCAGCTAAATACTCCAACTTACCAGAGAACTCTGGAATATCTGGTAATGCCCCAACTTCGTAGAATTCCTCAAATGCACTGGAACTTGGAAGTACCCGATAGAACTTTTCTATCATTGAGGGAAGTTCGTTGAATTTATTTTCTGCAACTTCCCTTAATCTTAAATCTAACAAACGAACAAATTGTGAACTTGTGAGAGGATTACTCAATGTAACTCACCTCCTTAATTAGTTTATCAATCCTCTTTTATTGAGGAATTGAATTTGGTTTGTTAATTCTTCTCTTTTAGCCATGATACATTCAGGGGTTTTTCTGGGAATATAGCTGGTAGCAAGTGTTTTACCCAATTCAATCAGAATTAAAGCATTGGTTCGTTTAATCTTTAAATATGGAAGTAATACTTTTACAAAAAGAATAGCATTACTTCCAGAAAGACTATACTTCCATACTATCTTATATCCTTCATGTCTAAGGGATTTACTAATATTACCAGCCCCTACGGTAAGCATTATCCAATCAAGAATATCTTTATTGGTGTTACTTATCCCAATAAAGGCTCTCCAATCCATTCTCCGTTTACTTTTATATGTTGATTTTTGAGATTTGTAATAACGAAGGATGCTTATAGTACCTTCCCCATCAACAAAACCAGCAATATAGGCTAAGTCTTCATTGCTGATTTCCCTAATTTGCTGTATTTTCTGTCGTCCTCTGCCCTGAACTATATCAGCATCATGTTCCGAAAATAAAATCACAACTTACCTCCTCCTTTCCTAAGTTCTAACTGGCGAAAATGCGTATGGATTGATTCTAAAAATCGCATTTTCTTTACCAGCTGTTGAAAAGTCTACTCTAATAACGTCTATCCATGTCCAGTTGGTTGTTCCAACTGCCGCAGAACAATCAATAAATGTTCCAACTGAATCCAACATGACTTTACAGGTTCCTAAACCTATATTGGCTCCAATAAATTTATCACCAGCAGTGATATCGTATGGCCAATAGTGGTAGAAGGTTTTTGCCCCAGTACCAGCATTGGTATCATACCCAATCCTGTAGATGCCCATATTGGCTCCAGTTCTGCAAAAATAAATCGCATTGTAGGCAACTGCTGTAAAGTTAAAACCCGTTGTCGCACAAGTAAAACCAGCACCCGTGCTTGATCCAGTGGTTACAACAGCTTCAGTTGGTGCAACACCATAAGTGGCATTGAAAATACTACCCTTAATCAAGGTAGTCGCATCAAGAAGTGCTAATTCAACCATCTCTGCTGGATCGCCCTTACTCCACATACCTTCCTGTAAAGCATAATCAGCCGTAGAGGCGTGCGATGTAGTAGAAGTAATATATTCTGCTTTATAAGTGGTATTGAAGGCAGGGGTTCTTTTGTTTGTTCCTATAACGATACCGAATGGAGTATGGTCAGCTGTCTTATCGGATTCACCAGCAACCACCCATGCTTTCACTCCACCACAACTGTCGAGTGCACCATGAGTAACAATTTGACCGACATAAACGGTTGCTGCTCCGCCAGAAGCATAATCCACTGGCATCCAGATCGTTCTTAACGGTTCACTAACAACTTGAAATGACATATTCATCCCTCCCTTGTTTTTCTATTTTTTTAAATCACCGATACTGTGCTCCACATGCGGGACATCCCCCTATGACATCAGGGTAATACAATGTGCCGCCACCTGTATCTGTAAATGAGGTGGGGACAACCGTATTGGCCTGAGAATCTCCAGAGTGCAAATGATCCCGTTCTGAATCGCATATAAAACCACAATTCCAACATCTAAAATACTTGTTTTGATCGTCTCTTTCACCATAGAGGGATATAGCTCTTTTTTGAGAGGGCAGCCTCCTGAAAGAATATTTGGAATGCTTTGATCTATCCGATCCCATAGATCACCTATTTTGTCTTATACAAATGCGGTGGAACTTCCCCACCAAGTGCTCTTTTTACACTTTCTCCATCCATGCCAACTTTACTGACGAACTCTTTAGCGAATTCATCAAGTTGGGGTTCAGAAGAAGTAGCACTTGTTTCCCTTGACTCAACACTTAGATTAGTAGAAGAACTAGATTTTTCACCCCTTACTTTAGGTTTAATTACACCAACCTTCTTCTTGAGTAATGAAGTGTAAGCCTTGGAATAATTCAATTCAGCGTCCACACTGGCATCCCCGCTATGCTTCACGTTGAAATTAGCCATCATTTCATCGACTACTTCTTGGTGAAGGTCTGAGTTTTCAGTGCGTAACTGATCCAATTTCCTAAAATAATTTTCCTCATATTTCTTCTGTTCCTTCGTTTCATCATCACGATATTTCTTCTGGGCCTTTTTAAAATCATCATAAGTGGTAATGACCTCCGGTACATCATCCTGAAATGATGAAGATGTTTGTTGGCTCGAAGGAATATGGTAATTTGGTTCCCGTCTTTCCAAAGCAGAATCCAATTTACTTAGAATTGTGGTCAGGGAGTCCTCAACACGCCTAACACGCCTTCCAAGTTTGGAACGCTCACTTTGGTCTTCTGGTTCCTCAACTTCTTTTTCAGGTTCTCCCTTCTCTACTTTTTCTTCTTTAAGTAGTTGTTCGTAAGGGGAGCCAACTTCGGCTTCGGCTAATTTATCATTAGCGGCTTTAGTCTCTTGCCCTACTTCCTCTTTCTCTTTCATAAATTATCCTCCTTGTTGGATTCTAAAAAACAAAAAAGGCTAAGTGATTTGAAATTATCTCCTCAGTTAGCCCCTAATGTTTAGATAGCTAAATATTAAAAATTAATTAATCAGAAGTTATTTCAACTCTTTTCACTCTTTCTACAATATGATATTTTAGTTCACACCCTTTAATAATTCTATGAATTCTAACCCCGTAATCCTTCTTTTCTTCTGCTATTGCAATATTGTTCAATTTGCTTTCAGCAGATTCAACATCAATAAAATCTTCCACATTAACACCATCATAATTAGACCAAACAATAAATATTTTTTCCATTTTTAACCTCCTTTGTTAGGATAGTTTAATTGATTCAGTCTTTTTAATAATCACTATTTTCCCTGCTTCCAATTTCACCTCTACACTACCATAAAATTTATTAATAGTCAAATCTTCTAAAATCTTAGTAAGTTGCTGTAATGTCATTTGCTAAATTTCTTCACCTCTTGTAAACTTTCTAAATATTTCTTAATCTTATCAGTTAAACGTGGTAGTCTTATATCCTTTAGATATTTTAATTCGGCTATCTCCTGATCCGTAGCTCCCCCATCACACATTTTCATTAAAATCTCTTCAACCCTTATAATATCTTGTTTAAGTATTTCCCTCCCAACATCTGTCCCAATTACTACATTAATTTCTGGTTGAAGTTTACCAAGTACAGAAAGAGTTTGTGCTCCTCTTTCTTTTTTTAATTTCAAATATCTTTCAAGTTCTGGTAATGTTACACCAAGTATTTCCATATTATCCTCCACCACCTCTTACGAATTCTTCTGCTGGAAGTTGCGGTTGCCCAGATTGGTTACTTGTTGGTACTTCACCTAAATCTTTTATATCTGGGATAGATTTACCACCAGTCATCATGGCCTCACCAGCACGTTTACTTTCATCCAATAAATTATCCTTGTAATCCGGGAACTCATCTCCAAATAATTCAAAAGCTTTTTTCAATAAGTAATTTAACAATTTGGGTGTATTGGGATTAGGGATTTTAACAACCCTTCCTATAAATTGATCTATAATTGTTAACTTCTTATACTTATTATATTCAACTTCTATGTTGCTACTAACGGGAGTGTAACTATATTCCGAACTTGGATCGAAATGTTCTGAATATTCCCCCATCATTTTCACGGCTGTTTCTTTTCTCGCAAATTGATAAGTCCCCTGTAAAATCATCCAGTAAAAATCCAAAAGAAATGTATATTCATAGGTAAGTGATTTATAATTTCCTCTTAAATTTCCTCTCGATTCTGCACCCGCTACAGCAGTTGCGGTAGTAGAAGCTCTCCCTGGAAGTTCACCCATCGTTGTCGGAAAAACTGCCGATACTCTTTGGGCCTCACTTTGGAATACTTGAGTTTGAGCCAAAGCACCTTGAATATTATCAGAAATTTTAAATTCAATCAAATCTTTCCCTGGATTTTCAACTTCAATAACGTGTTGTGGTTCAAAATAAATCGTGGAATTATCCTCTAAGGCATATTTGGCCCCCTGCATTGTTGGAAGAGTCGCAAGTTTTACTCTGTCGTTTGACATATTTAAGGTATCATTAATCCCTATATTTAATTCCCTCAAGAATTTACCATCAGATAAACCTGTATCTTTGGTTGGATGGATGTAGCATAATCCTCTACAAATTGGTTTATAAGTATTTCCCAAGGAATCTCTAAAAGGGGTAGGCTGAAATCTAATTAAAACTCTTTGGTTTCCACATACCACTTCCTCTATAATTGTTTCCAATAATTCAGCATCGTTGAGTATATCACCGTTTCTATCAAACCCTGGAGTAACAACCGTGGGATTATCGTCTGAATCTCTTTCTTTAACTTTACACCACATCTTACCAAATCTAAGAAGGACATCAAAATATCTTACAGGCGTTTTATCTCCAGTTCTTTCCTCTTCCAATTGTCCATAGGTATCCTTTTTGGTTTCTGTTTCACGCTGAGGTTTTAATTCCTTAACAACATGAAGATTAAAATAACCATTCTTTTTCTCTAAATTTTTTAATTGCTCATACGATTTTTCTGTCCTGATAATGATCCAATCCTTTTCTTGTGGAGAATAGCAATACTTATTATCTATGAATATATTTCTTGGATCTATAACTTCATAATTAAATCTATCTACTTTTATTTTCTCTCCGTACTGTGGAGTTTCTGTTGTACGGTATGCTGGTTCTTGGAGATTTATATCCGTTATTGGATTACCATTAATATCTACATCGAGTTCTTCGGTCTCTTTCGTGTAACCAATTATTTGCGGAATTGTTTCTTGCTCCCACCAACATACCGCATAAACTTGACCAGATGTAGCATTGATTGTTCTCCCTCTCATATATTTATGGTAATGGAATATACCCCTGTTATTAAGTGTCTGATTAATACATCTCTTTGCAGCTTCGCATTTTAGTTTATCTTTCGGATCAAAACCTTCAAGTTTAACTTCAACAAAATTTCTTGTCTGAAAATATTGATTAGACCAAGATGAAGCATCCGTAATAATTATACTGGCAAGTTCAGGAAAGCAAATATCACTCATCCATTCATAATCTTTTTCAGTATGCTTGCATTCTAATAAATCTATTATTGCTTCAAAATCAAGATCATTAGATTTCTTGGCATTTTGGGATATATTATATTCATTATCCACTACTACTCTGGAGACTGCATTTTCTATATCTGCATCAAATTTATGTTTTTCTATTGATTTTGGTCTTGCCATATATTACCTCATTTGAAAATAATGAGCATGGACACTCTCTCTTGGTTTAATATATTGTGTTTTAAATCTTCCAGCAGAAAAAGCAGGATGTTTAAAAATACATTCAAAGGTAATTGGGAAATGAGAATACTTGTCCTGTGGTTTATTCTTCTCATCTTTGGTCATTAACGATTCCCGATTAGCCCATTCCTGCCATCTCCAATTTTTAAAACTATGAATTGTTTGAGTGCAATTATCCAAAACCCAAAGAGTAGGAAGATATCTTTCTTCTCCATGGTTAATAACTCTATTCGCAAACGGTCTTCCAATGAGTCTTGAGTTCTTTAGTCTTTCTTTAATAATATCCCTACCTCTTGCAGATTTTGTATCCCATGTCTGCCAATAACCACCCGTCCCCAAACTCTGTCTTTTAAATTCATAGAATGCTCTATTTAAATCATCTATAGGACTTAAACCAGTATTCATTTGTTTCTTAGCCATCCAAGGATCAACAAGATTAATAGAAAAATGATAATCCTTACTTCTTAATGCTATCTCTTTGGCAATCTCTAATGTAACCATCATATCAGGAGAAGGATTGTATTCGTTATAAATAAACGCTTCATTCTGTTTAGACAATGCGATCCAACCACAAGCCCAGTTAGTATGTTCGTGAAAATCAATACCTCTCGCATGAACCCAATCGTAAGGCATACCACTTGAGAAATGTTCTTCTCTACTAATTCTATGAATATTGGTTGAAAAGTCCTTAAAAATAGCTCCCGTACTTTGATGAAATACCCCGTAACGCCTTATTTCCATTGTATCTATATCATCATAAATAGAAAATCTTTCATCTATAACATCTTTATCAAGAGTGGGATTATCATCAGTGGCTCCTCTTATAACACCTATTCGAGGGTTATCTTTTATAGTTTGCTTTTTTTCTAATGTTTCTCCCTTTTTCTTAAAATATTCAATAATTGTAGGGGAATTATAAATTACATCTGCCCTTTCAAATATTTCATCGAATGTCCAAGTATTTCCAGAGATCGAAATACAATTATTTCTTTTAGCAATAACTGTGTTGTTTTTTGTATGTGGACACCATACCATACCATTATATTTTATTTTTCCTATTCTTAATGATTTTACATGTGTACCAGACGAATATCTATTATTTGAATGAACATAAACAATATGTCTTTTTCTACCATATCTCCTAAAATTGCTTTTATCTTCTCTAATGGTGGCTTTAAGACCTAAAAGAGTACATATTAATTGGAAATCCTCCAATAACTTATAATTTTCTGTTTGAGAAAATGTCATTGACTTATTATAATTTTTATGACCATCACCTTTTATTAATGTATCCAATAATATTCCTAATTGTCTTTTAGAAAGAGAACATATAAAATCTTGATTAATGGTTTTACTATTTGTTACACTTCTTATTTTCAATGCTAAATCACCGTTAATAGAAAAATGACATGCGACACCTTTACTATTGGTTTGCTTCCCACAAATAATTCTATTTTCATATTTATATTTGCTTTCTTTATAATCTTCACCAAATTCTAAAAGAGAATTTCTTATTTCCTGACAATGTTTAGGGTATGCAGTTTCGGATTGATAAATAGTTATCTGTCTTACATTCCCTTTTTTGAAATTTCCATCTGTTACAGACCAACCAACCAAACGTATAAAATTATCTGAATAATTTTGATTATCATCTATTATTTTAAATTCTGAAAATCTTTTAATTCTTTGTTTTGTATTTAATTTCTCAACTTCTACCAAATCAAAAGAATTAATATTTCTTATATTCTCAACTACCCATTTATGCCCCTTCGTTACAAGAAAATCAAAATTATGATTTTTAAGATAAAACATATCTTCATTTATATGATTTAAATAAAATCCAATTATTTTAGACCATTCATAACAATTTAAACTTTTATTATATGAGAGAATAATATCATTCATTAAAATCTCATTATATTTTTTCCAACCACGTTTTGTTAATATTTCCGTTTCTTCATCAAAACATATATGTTCAACCGGGGTCATACCAATAATAATATCTCCATTTGCAGAAAGAAGTCTTGGTATCTGTTCATCATAAAATGTTTTTTTAGATTCTTCATCAAGATAAACAGACCATCTCTGAACACCTGCTTGAGACTGTACCTCTTGATTATAAGAAACAAATTCGGCGAATATATCTCGACCCCCCTGTGGGTCTTTTATTGTCATCACTGGTTTTCTTATTGTTATGTCTTTTTTAATTAATTCATAGGGCAAGAATTTTTTAAGTTGTGGATAAACAGTATTCCTTACTTCTCCACCAGTACCAGCTTCCATAGGTAGTGTTTCGGAAGCAAATCTGATAGTTCTAATTGGAGTATTAGGTCTCATATTTTTTTCTTCAATCGGACACATCCCTAATATTCTATCAATATAATGCTTAACTACAGTAGAAGTTTTGCCATGTTGATTACCGGTAAATATCCCTATCACTTTCGCCGGACAGTCATTTAATGCCTGTATAAGGAAATTGGGTTTGAAACTCAAAAATCCAGAAAGTTTGTCTTTAATTTGTATATTTTTTTCTTCCATGAACTAATAAGTTGACCTCAAAATTTTACCTGGTTCTGTACCAGCAAGTCCAATATTATTACCTAAATAAACTATATCCATTACTGCACTTTGACTGGATTGTGCTCCCAGGTCCGTCCAATGTTCACCCCAATCTGTTGACCTTGCAATATGGGCGCCAGGATCGGCTCCACATACCACAACTCCATTCCCAAAATTGGCAAAAGCAAATGTTGCACCTGTATTACCTGGAACCGGTTGCCCTACACTTACCCAATGTTCACCATAATCTGTGGATCTCATTATAACACCATTGAGTGTTCCCGTATAGAACGTTCCCGCTAAAACAATTCCTCCACCCAAATCACCAAAGTGCTGAGTCCAACTTGATCCAACCCATGTGTCAACTAAAGTCCAGTTTGCGGCAAAATCTGTTGTTCTATAAATATAAGTATCGCCTGCTGGCCCTGTCCCAGCCAGTAAACCTATCCCACTTGGCCAACCAATCATACTTTGAATTTGGGTTACAGTGGGGTAGTTCAGCATTCCCAAATCCAACCACGTGCTGGGAATAGTTTCACCAAGTTGACTATATGATCTACCATTCCCACTATTATAGAGCCAAGTTCTTTCATCGGCAGTTAGAACACGCTTCAATACAAAGGCAGAATCGATCAATCCATCCCAAAAGGTGTTAACACCAGCATTAAATGCACCCATTAAAAATGTAGCATTTCCACCAAATACTCCGAGTGAATAAGAGCTACTATCAACTGCACCATTATCTACTTGAATGTTAATTGTATTCTTAACCGAATCATGCCATCCCATCACAAAATGCCATTCATCTAATGGAGGAAGGCCAAAACTGGTTGCTTGGACTAAGGTATAATCACTACCATTACTGCCTACATGAAATCCCAATCTATTAGTATCCGACCAATAAATGAGACCATATTCCTGATTAGCTGACTGCCATTTACCCATGATGGCACGCCAATCTCTTGAATGGAGATTAAACCATGCACCAATCGTAAAATCTATATCTCCCATTTGTAAATCAGAATTACTAACATGGGATAAATATTCAGTATTAGCAGCAACAAACTGTGCAGCATTGCCAACCTTTCCCACTGCATATCCAACAGTATTATTATCCGTTAAATGGTTTGTTCCATGGACATCATTTCGAGTTCCAGATTCTTCTTCTAAATCCCACCAAGAAATAAGATCAGTTTTATCAAGACCTCCAACAATATCTGGGATTAATCTTAAAACCTTACCATGCGGGCCTGTTCCAACTGCAACTATTCCATTACCGAAATCAGCAAAACCACCAATAAAAGTCTGAGAAAATTGTTGGCCTAAACTTGTCCAAGTTGCACCACTATCAGCTGTTCTAAATATTACCCCCCCAACACCTCCAAG